AATTGGTGAACTAGGACCTGCAATTACTGCAGCAGTTATGAAGGGCTATTCAACAGATACCATTCAGTTGATTATGCAAGACCCTAATAGTAATGACCCATTAGCAGTAGCATTCCAAACACGATTCCCAGCAAATAAGGCTCGTCTCCAGGCTGGCAAATCAGTACTTAGCCCAGCAGAATATCTTGCTGCAGAGCGTACATATACACAGGTTATGCAAAGTTATGGAGTAGCAAACCTTGCTACTAGAGATAAACTGAATCAGTTTATTACTAATGATATTTCAGCAACTGAAGTTGCAGACCGAGTTAGCCTAGCGGTTAACCGAGTTCAGAATGCAGATGCTGCAACTAAAGAAGCACTTAAACAATATTACCCTATGCTTAATCAGGCAGATATTGTTGGTGCAGTTCTTGACCCAACAGAAGGATTGCCTGCACTGCAGCGCAAGATTACAATTGGTGAGATTGGTGGAGCAGCACTTGCTCAAGGTCTCAAGGATGCAACTGGCAAGATTAATGTTGCAATGGGTGCATCAGCATTGGCTGACCTTGGTGTCACTAAGCAGCAAGCACAACAAGGTTTCCAGACCGTTGCTGAACTTACACCTACAGGAAACTTCCTATCTGATATCTCTGCAAGTGGTCAGAAGTATGGACAACTACAGGCAGAGCAAGAAGCATTCCAGGGACTTGCATCAGCAAAGCGTGCACGCACAGCACTTACCGCAGAAGAACAAGCACGCTTCGGTGGTTCATCTGGCGCAGCAAAAGGTGCATTCTCAACTGGATACCTAAGCAAGCAATCAAGCGCAGGCTTGTTCTAAAACACTAGATTCCTGAACGGACCTACCAGCCCCGTCAGCGTATAAGACTGGTAGCAAGAGCCAGACCGATTCCCCGATTGGAACCTGAGGCTTGCGAACTAACTAATAGAGAAGGGTGGCAGTTGCTATGAGCAACAACTACTGGGATGAAGAAGACGATGACCTCGATACTGATGTATCGGAAACACAAATGGATGGAAGTGACCTCTTAAAGAAGTTACGGAAAGCCAAACGTAATGACGAGAAACGTATTAAGGAACTCACTGAGCAACTTGAGGGTTTATCCAAAGCGCAGCGTGAGCGAACCGTCAAAGAAGTCCTAGAAAAGAAGGGTGTCAATCCTAAGGCAGTACGTCTAATCCTCAAGGACATCGACGAAGTATCTGAAGAGTCAGTGAATAACTGGCTTGACGATAACGGAGATTTGTTCGGGCTTACACAGAATACCCAGGATGCACCAGAATCAAATGATATGAACCGTGCTGCATTACGTCAGCAGGACATAATCACACAAGGTGCTCTAACACCTGACAGAGCAGAAGATATGAATATGAGAATCGACCAAGCACAAAACTCGGAAGAACTGATTAATCTTATTTTCTCACAACAAAAATCATAGTTTCTAACACTAAAGGAAAATAACCTAAATGGCAAACGCATATACAACCACAGGTTCCTCCTCACTCGGAGGTACAGTTGGTGCTGCTGGTTTAGTCCAGAAGGCTTATGACCGTCTATTGGAGTTCGCACTTCGTGCAGAACCACTCATTCGTTCAGTAGCCGACAAGCGCCCAGCACAGCAGGCAATCCCAGGTTCAACAGTTGTTCTACAACGCTACCAGGACCTAACTGCTGCAACATCAACACTCACAGAAGATGCTGACCCAGATGCAGTAGCATTGTCTACACCAACATCAGTCACAATCACACTTAACGAGTACGGTAACTCAGTTCTCGTAACACGTGCACTTGAACTCTTCTCACTTGCAGATGTTGACCCAGCAATCGCTAACATCATCGCATTCAACCTTGCAGATTCTATCGACAAGGTAGCAATGACAACACTTCGCGGTGGAAGCAACGTAATCTACTCAGGTTCAACTGCTACATCTACAGCAACAGTTACTGCTGCTGCAACACTCGCGTCAGCAAACGTCCGTAAGGCTGTTGCTAAACTCCGTGCAGGCAACGCAGTTGCTCGCAAGGGTTCACTCTACTGGGCTGGAGTTCACCCAGAAGTTTCACACGACCTTCGTGCAGAGACAGGTTCAGCAGGATGGCTTCTTCCTAACCAGTACGGTGCTTCACAGGACCGCATCTGGGCTGGAGAAATCGGAAACTACGAAGGCGCATTCTTCGTAGAATCACCACGCCTCTACAACGCAACAGACGGTGCATCATCTGCACGTGTCTACCGCACAATCGTGGCTGGTATGCAGGCAATGGCAGAAGCAGTTGCTGAAGAACCACACGTAGTCATCGGACCAGTCGTTGACAAGTTGATGCGTCACCGCCCAATGGGTTGGTACGGCGTACTCGGCTTTGCACGTTACCGTGAAGAAGCACTATACCGAATCGAATCAGGTTCATCAATCGCATCTTAATTGATTGACGGGTGAGGCTAGGGAAACCTAGCCTCATCAGTAAGTTCATTAAGGAGAACTATGGCTACTTATAGATTTAAGACACCAACAGCATCTGAGGGACCTATCGGTAACCACAGATTGTTCTACTTCAGACGAATGAACAAAGGTGTCAGCATTGTCAAATATGCTGGAGTGTATTCAACTGTTCGCTATCCACAGGATTCATATCTATCGGAGGCACAGGAGTACTACCAAGGCGGGCACGAGTACTCGGTGTCCGATACAACTAAGGCTGCGCTTATCGCAGGCGGTGTTGGAGTAACAGAGGCAAACTTCACAGCAGAGTAGGGACACTATGCATAGTCATATCAGCAAGGTACTTGAGTGGGGCTTCACCCCTGAACACGATTTCCAGGCAACTCTTTGGGGTTGCGTCTTATGCGATATCGTGACAGAGAAGCCATTCTTATATGAAGATATATCGATTGACCACACACAGTGTGATGAAGATTGTTTTGGTTGTAAGGCTAAAGGTCTGCAACTAAATTCTGGAGATGCCACTCGTGACATTCCAGATAAGAAGTGGACAGGTGAATTGCAGGCTTATCGCGATGCACGTGACCAGGGTATGCGACCAGCGGGCACAACTCGCAAACATATTGAAGAAGCGTATACAGCATCAGCAGAATTAGGCAAAGCATATAACTCAGAGACTATGCCTAAGGCAAAAGATATCAATAAGAAAACAACTGAAGTACTCAAAGAACTAGGAGCAGTCTAATGGCTAAAATGGAAATGTACGCATCAAAGGCAGCAATGAAGAAGCACGAAAAGGGCGAAGGCAAGAAGATGCAGATGGCTGAGAAGAAGGCTGGCATTAAGAATGTTGTTAAGAAGTCAGGTATGAAGAAGATGGGCAAGAAGAAGTAAATGGCTGCGAAACCTCCAGTTAAAGTTTCGCCACCGTTGACAACAGCACAGCGTGACGCCCAGGCTAAGGCTGCAGCAGCAGCACGTGCCAAGGCATTCCAAGACCGTAATAACCCAGCACTTATGACTCCAGCACAGAAGGCAGCATATCTTGCTAATCAAGGAAGAGACAATTACTAATGAAGAAGCACCCAGGATTTAAGGCAGTACAGAAGAAGGTTGCTGCAAAGCAAGGAATTTCAATGGAGCGTGCAGGTGCAATAGTTGCAGCGGGTGCACGCAAGGCGAGCAAGGCTGCTGTCAAGGCTAACCCACGTCTTAAGAAAGTATCTGGAGTAAAGAAGGGTAAGTAAAATGGCAACACTATATGATGCTTATGACAATAAGCGTTCTTGGCTTATCGACACTGCTGAAACAGCAAAAGATAAGAAGGCTCTACCAGGTCAACTCAAGCAACTTCGTGCAGACTACTTAGCACAGAAGGCTGCCCAGGCTCGCAAAGAGGCTGGAGTTAACAAAGGTACACCTGGTGCAAAGAACGTAAATCCTCTATACCAGAATAACAAGTAAACAATGAGTGAAGCCTGGACACGTAAAGAGGGAAAGAATCCCAAGGGCGGTTTGAACGCTAAAGGCAGAGCATCTTACAAAGGTGGGACGCTAAAGCCACCAGTCAAGTCTGGAGATAACCCACGTCGTGCATCATTCTTAGCACGTATGGGAAATATGCCAGGACCTGAACGCAAACCAAATGGTGAGCCAACACGATTGCTACTATCGCTTAATGCGTGGGGTGCATCATCTAAGGCTGATGCCAAGAAGAAGGCTGCTGCAATCTCAGCCAGAAACAAGGGTAAGAAATGAAGAAAGCATTTTGGGATACAAAGAATCCCAAGAAGAAATCAACACCTTTGACCCCTGCACAAAAGACCAAAGCAAAAGCAATGGCTAAGAAGGCAGGAAGACCTTATCCAAATCTAGTCGATAATGCTGCAGCAAAGAAGGGTAAGAAATGAAACTTAATATTCCAAAAGGTAAGCGCATCAAGGTCAATCTTGTAAAGATGGGCATTGTTGCAAAGCAACCTAAGGTAACACCTGGACCATCAGTACCACGTCCAGCACGAGATACTAGAGCAAAGTAAAGGAAAATAAAATGGCAGGATACAAGAACCCAGAAATGAACAAGGCTACACAGCAGATGAAAGAATCACCACGTGCTATTAAAATTACTAGCGGTAGTGCATCAACTCGTGAAAGTTTTGACTCAAGCCAGAAGCGTGCTGGTTCAATGACTTCATCTGGAACACCACGTACATCTGGTGGAATTAGTGGCTCAGGTGGAACAAAGGTAAACCCACTCTACAAAGATGGTCAGAATCCACCTATCATTCTCCCAAAGAAGAATGTTAAGTCAGGTGCATCAGATACTTCACCAATGAATAAGAAGTATAACTCAGGACAGATGTAAGAAAGTAGGGGACGATGAAGCAGGAAACAATTTCACTCGCTTGGTGCGATAATGGAAATGTAGATGGAAAGTTTATGCACGGTGTGGCAAACGTACTCCTTGAATCAGGGGTTAAGTTTGAATCTACTATCCGCAGTTGTGGCAATCAAATTGCCCGACAGCGTGAGTTTGTAATTCGACACTGGTATGAGAAGAGCAAGTCTGATTGGTTACTCTGGGTTGACTCAGATGTAGTCATTAGCCCAGAGAAGTTCCTTAAACTCTGGAACAAGAAGGACAAAAATAAGCACCCTATCGTTACTGGTGTTTACTTTACAACAAAGAATCCAGAAGAACCTCTGATGATTCCACTACCTACAATCTTTAACTTTGCAGAGCAACCAGATGGTTCGGTTAATATCAAGCCAATCCATCCTATGCCTAAAGATAAGTTTATGCGGGTAGATGCTGCTGGTATGGGATTTGTCCTTATGCACCGCAGTGTGGTCGACAAGATTATTGAAACAGTGCCAGACGCTGCAATGTTCTTGGAGGCTGGAAGCGAAAAGACTTTCATTGGAGAAGACATTTATTTCTTTGCCCTCTGTGGCAAAGCAGGAGTCGAAGTATGGTGCGACACGTCAGCGACTGTCCAGCATATGAAACGATTCTCATTTGATGAACATTATTACGGCGCCTTCTTTGGCGCAGTGGAACAAAAGTCAAACTTGATATTACCGAAAGGGTAAGCAATGGCACAAGGTAGAGCAGGAACGACGTTAGTTGCAGAACTAAATCGTCTAGCCAATGGCGGAACATATCCAACAATGGATAAGTTTTTAGATGATGAAGGTGCTGCAAACAAACTTGCTGGGACGACAGGTCTTTCTGCTACTGGTGCCTGCAATGTTTACGCTGGCTTGACTATTGATAAGTGGGTAGACCTTCAGGGTGCGTGCAACGCTATCGCTGGAACAGTTGGGCTTGGACCAGCAGAGGCACTCAGAAGGGTGAATATGTAATGACAACATTTTCAGATATGACCAATGAGGTGCTTATCAACCTTGCAGGATATACATTCCAGCAGGACCGTAGCACCTACCTAACATCAGCAGTTACCACTACAACATCAACTGCATCATCTCCACTTATCCTTAGCCTTGGGTCAACTGACTCAGTAGGTAAGGGTATCCTTGAGATTGATGAAGAACTTATGTGGGTTGATTCATTTGACCGCGTAGCAAATACTGCAACAGTATCTCCTTATGGTCGTGGCTATCTTGGTACAACTGCAGCAACACACGCAGCAGAGACTAAGGTTTCTATCTCCCCAACATTTCCTAAGTATGTTGTCAAGAAGGCAATCAACGATACTATCCGTGCAATCGGTTCCAGCATCTATGCTGTAGAAAACTATAACTTTACATTCAACGCTGCGGTATCTACCTACGCTCTTGCTAACAAGACCATTAAGAATATCCTTGCCATCCACTGGCAGTCAATTGGTCCATCTAAAGAATGGGTTCCGATTCGTCGCTTTGACTTCGACCCACTAGCAAACCCAGAGGCTTTCGGTTACACAACTGGCACAGACTCAGTACAGACAATCACATTGGGTGAAGCCCCAATTGCTGGACGTACAGTCAAAGTTATGTATGCAACCACACCTCACGCAATGACAAGCAACTCAGATGTCTATACAACAACAACTGGTCTACCAGAGTCAACCAAGGATGTCATTATCCTAGGTGCAGCATACCGACTCCTTGCATACTTAGACCCAGCACGTGCAGCACAGGTCAGCCCACAGGCGGATGAGACTGACAGCAAGCGCCCATACGGTGCATCACAGACTGCAACCAAGCAACTCTACGCACTTTACAACCAGCGTCTCAAAGAAGAAATTGACGCACAGCAAAACAATTTCCCACCTCGCATTCACTACTCCCGCCGATAAGGACCAGCAATGACAACTAGAAAATATTCATCTCGCTCACAGCAGACAACGCTGACTGGCGCTCTATCTTCATCTGGTACTTCAGCGACTGTTGTATCAGGTACAGCACTCCTCGGTGGTGTAACCGTCTCAGCAGGTGAAACATTCACTATTGTTATTGACCCAGATACAGCACTTGAAGAAATTGTAGAAGTCACTGCAGTCTCTACCAACACGCTGACAATCACACGTGGCGTAGATGGCTCATCAGGACAGGCTCACTCTGCTGGTGCAGTAGTACGACATATGGCTATTGGTCGTGACTATCGTGAGGCTAACACCCATATCGAGGCTAGCACAGCCGTACACGGCATTACAGGGGCTGTGGTGGGTACTACAGATACTCAGACTCTAACCAACAAAACTATCAACGCTGCTAACAATACTGTCACTGGCATCACCTCAGCAATGATTACTGATGGCACAATCGTCAACGGAGATATCTCAGCCTCGGCTGCTATTGCCTACAGCAAATTGGCTTTGACTGGAGCAATTACATCTTCTGATATTGCTAACGATACAATCGTCAATGCTGATATTAATACAGCAGCAGCAATCGCTGCTACTAAAATTGCAGGAACTGCAGTAACACTGGCTGACGTCGGAACAGTTACTGGAACAATGATTGCATCTAACACAATTGTAGATGCTGACATTAACTCCGCCGCTGCAATTGCT